TGTTGAGTACTCTCTTGATCAAATCGTATAAGAGAGTCGTATGTATCTCCACCTCGTAATCTAAAAGTTATAGGACCTGTATGATCTTGAGCGTCTAAAGAATAACTTGGATTGTTTGTCCCTATACCAACGCTACCACCTGTATAAACATTTGTTGATGATAATAAAGGTGTTGTAACGCAACTTGTAAAATTAGCGCTAGTAGCAGCAACACATGTCGCACCAACTAATGGTGTACATACTTTAGTAGTACCACACACAAGTGGAGAATGAACAGCTGTAGTACCACACACTATAGGAGATGTAAAACATGTACTACCTGTTACTATGGGACTACATAAATTTGTCGCTGATAATAAAGGAGTTATAACACAACTTGTAAAATTAGCGCTAGTAGCAGCAACACATGTCGCACCAACTAATGGTGTACATACTTTAGTTGTACCACATACTGTTGGAGATATAAGACAATTACTACCACAAGTTATAGGAGAATCAACACAAGTAGTACCACAAGTTATTGGGGACTCTACTCTAGTACTACCACATGTTACTGCACCACATACTAACGTTGTACCATGCACTGTTGGTGTACATACTTTAGTACCAGATAATAATGGAGATAATACTGATGTCGTACCACATACTGTTGGAGATGTAAGACAAGTACTACCTGTTACTATAGACAAGCATGCCTGACCTGGACTACATAAATTTGTCGCTGATAATAAAGGAGTTGTAACACAACTTGTAAAATTAGCGCTAGTAGCGGCAACACATGTCGTACTAACCAATGGTGTACATACTTTAGTTGTACCACATACTAAAGGAGATACTACACTAGTACTACCACATAAATTTGTTGCAGTTAAACTACCGTTTACTGTTGTGTCACTCATGTATACAGTACCAGATGCACTAATATTACCAGACACTGTAAGATTTTCATTAGGAATATTAGTACCTATACCAACATTACCACCTGTGTGTATATTTGTTGCTGTTAATAATGGAGTAGTTACACTTGTAGTACCATATACTAATGGTGAACAAACTTTAGTACTACCCCAAATAACTGGAGAATCAACACATGTCGATCCTTTAACTAATGGGGTATTAACACAAACAGTACCGTGTAATGTTTCTGAACATACACACTCACTACCTTTAATAAATGGAGAATCTACACAAGTGGTACCTTCTAAGATAGGAGATGTAATACAAGATGTACCTCTAACTAAAGGAGTACATACACATGTAGAACCAAATACTTCTTGAGCAGATAAGTTAGCTACTACTAAAACAGGATCATTAAATGATATGGACTCACCACCAGTAACAGAATTAAATGCATCTGCACATACTGTACCACTGGCGCTAATATTACCAGATACTGTAAGAGCTTCATTAGGATTAGTGGTACCAATACCCACACTACCATTGTCGCACACAGTAAATTTACTGGTGGAACTGGTTTGTATAGATGTAGTCGATAGTGATGGTGTACTTAAACTTGTTGAAAATGTACCAACACCGGCGGATAATGTACCATTTGCTGACGAGCCCCCTACAATAAGACCGTTTTTTACAATGAAATCTTTATTAACCATATCAAATTCACTTTCCTTTGATATAATTATTTATGACTTTTATAGGTTAATAAGCAGATAGATCCACATACTCTTTTATTTCCCAAGCATGACTATCAACAAGTAAACTAAATAAAAAATCATCATCCATAGGCATATTATAATCTAAGTCAAATACTTGTACTCTATTCTCAGCTTTGTAGTCACAATCCCCTATACCAATACCGACAAAATTTTTAAGAAGTTGATTAGAACATGGATATGTTATAGCTATAGAATCCCCATTCTTTAGGTAACCTTTAAAAACTGCTACATCATTATTAGACATTTTAGATAATAGAATAACTGTGACGTTTTGTGGAAAAACATCAACAGGATCTATATTATGGTACTTAGCTAAGTTATCGTACCAAAATTCTTCTGGTGTCTCCGCACTCATAAACGCATTTCTACTGCTTTATTATGACCCACAACAACCTCTGGGTGTACATATACAGGTATATCTAGCTTATTGAGCTTAAGACATAGAGTAACATCTTCCATAGAAAAATCTTTACAGTCTTTAATTTGTAAATATGTTGGTTCAAACCACGGATATTTTATTTTTTCAAATACACCACGTTTGAATAGTAAAAAACCAAATCCAACATACTCGACCTTGAATGGTAACATTCTTGTTTTAATATCTTCTTTATGTAAAAACTCAAACGTTCCATGTTTCTCAAAATAATCTTCATTCCAAATTTCTACTGCTGCGAAATTAGCATTGTTAGCCATAAGATATAAACCAGAAATTACATCTTTATCTTCTTTATATAGTTTTTCAAAGTCATTAGGAGTGAAAATTATATCATCATCTATCCATAAAATATAATCATAATCAAGACCATCAAACGGTTTTTGATCCTCTCCACCTTCTGGTGTACCTAATAAACATTTATTTCTAACTTCATAAATGTTACGAGAGTATGTATTACAGAACCTAACACTAAAACCTTTACTGGTGAGATGTCTAATAAGATAAGTAAGAGATGTTAAAAACTTACCACTAAAACTACTACCAGGGCTACATATAACTACTCTCTTATTCATATAACCTTTACAAAATTAAAATTACCTTCATGCAAATCAACTTGTTTATCTATTACTAAAGGTATACCTTGCTCCTTTATTGTATTACATATATCAATATCAACAAACTGCTGCTCTTTTTCATTAGTGCATTTATATGGCCTAAACCATGGATATGTTATCTTCTCAAACACACCCTTACGAACAAATACCATATCAAATTCTAAATATTCTGCATTAATATACTCATCATCTTCTGATAACATTTTATATCTACCATCAAACTTACCAGATAAAAATTTATAATCTTCAAATTTATTATATAATTTAACAAATTGAGTAGGAGAAAATGATATCTTATTACTTAAGAAAACTAATATATCATATTTAATTGTATTTTGAAATGGTACCTGCTTAGGTCCAGCTAAAACATTACCTCCTAAGCACATTTGTTTTGCATAAAATGCATTACAACTTGAATGATGTGATACATGATATTGAATTCCTGTTTGATTTAAATATGTAGTTAAGTTTACCCATGACCTGAGAAACTCACCACTATATTCAAAGTCAAATAGATTAAAGACGATAGTCATTCCGCTGAAATATTTACGGAATTATTTTAAGAAACCACTATGCAGTTTTGAATTTACTATCTTTGTCAATAGCAAAATTAGCTCTACTAAACTCTAACCTATCAACAAATTTAACAGCATTACCTGTAGCATCTATAGCCACATAACCTTCAGGTTCTGTTACTACTAAGTCACCATTAGGTTCAAATAAATAATGCTTCATATTAACCCCTTGCATCATATTATTATATTTTTGTATGAATATATCTTTAGCTTGTTTAACTGCTTTCTGAAATTCAAATACATTTAAAATATCTTCTTTAGCTTCTGCTATTAAAGACAATAATGTTTCTTTTGTTTTAGTTGCTTTTGCTATACCAGCATCACTCTTTAATGTGCTTATCTTTTTATCTACTCTACCGGTAAACCATTCAACAAAATTCTCATATGATACAGCACTATCACCTAAAAACTCTCCTCCACGGATCTCTGTATTAATATATGTATTGATATTAGAGAGCATTTGCTCAGTGACTCTATTAAAATCTATAGTACTAAGAGATTGTTTTGCGCTATTGATAGACACAGTTACTAATTTAGTCTCCTCTTCCGTTAAAGTAACATGACCTGCATCGTTCTCAAAGTAAGCATCCTTAACATAAACATCAGGTCCAGGATTAATATTTGTAACATCTACACCAAACTTTTTAGTTGTAAATCTTGGTAAACCTTCTTCATCTAAATTAACGTCGTACTCAGTATGAAAGACAACTCCAATTTTTGCTTTAACAATTTCTTGACCCTCTTCACTGTCAGTAGGAACCGCATATACAATTGTATTGGGTTTAAAGATAACATGCTCTTCTCCATCAATAGTATTCAATTCTTTAATCTCATCATCGAATAAAAAGTCACCTTGATAGGTAGAATTAAAATTTACATTTTTAAAGTGTACAAAAGTTTGAACTAACTTATCTACCAAGCCTGGTGCTTGTGCATGATTACGTTTAATGTCTTCAATAGAATAGTTTAACTTAGGTGTCTTAGCGAATACTGATTTACTACCGACAAAGAAATTACCATTAGGATCATTTCCAATTATTACAGCAGGAGCTCCGTCATACTTAACAGTAGTATTAATTGCTCTAGGAGTATCACTATCTAATACTTCTGTAAGAGCTTGTAAGTATTGTACAGCACGAGAAGCTCCATCTTTACCATTAGTTAATATTAACTCCTCTAAGTGAGTTAAGTGTTTATTCGGACCAGCGGACTCATATAATGGAAAATATTCTTTATATTCTAACATTCTTCTCTTTGCCTATATACATTTACTTTTATACCCATAGCACTTCTTAACCATGTATCACAAAAACCTTCTTCAATTATATACTTTACTATTTTATTAGGTATTTTCTCTCCAATAATATTATTATCATCATCAAAGATACTAATCTTATAGGGTTGTATTTTAACTCTAAACCCCATAATATGTGTATCATATAATCCTATTGCGTTCATATTACCATATAACTCTTACATTAGGTGCCCAGTCTCCAATTAAAAAATTACCACATGTAAACCTACCACTATTAATATGTTCAAAAGCTTCTTCTTTTGTCATAACAATATACTTTGTTGTTTTATCAAAAATTAATAATTCTTCTACGTTACCTTTAGTAAAATAATGATCTAAATTTATTTTAAATAGAGTCTTTTTAGCTGTAACTGGATCTTGTATTGATGATGCATCGTTTAAATGAACATTAACATTACCTTTAGGATATAATTTAGTCAATAAGCTAACAAAATATTGTATTGTTGTAGAGTCATTAATACTATTAATAACATTTGATAATAATTTTGATGCATCCCAATTACGCCCACCACCTGCGAGAGAAGCATTAAGAATACCTTCTCGCCATTCTGGGCTTTGATCTGGAAAAACTACAAAATCGTTTTGATCTACTCCTACTGTACCCCTACCAGGTTGTTGTCCTAATCTTGCTCTAACTCCTTTGATCTCTAATATAGAATTACCATGCTTTAAATCTCCACCACCTGTTGTGTTAGTTACGTCTTTAAATAATAAGGCTAATAATATTTCTCCACGACCTACATTACTACCTCCAGCATCTACTGGAGTAAAATTAAAAACATTACCTATTGATTCAAATGGTATCTTTACTTTATTGCTTATTTCAGATAATTGTCCTATTTTATTATCAGATAGTTTAGGTAGCTTGTTAGATGATAAAATTTTTAAATGTTCAGCATCAAGATCTCCTAAGTAGTCAACTAATATTTTATATTGACCTTCTATAAAAGAACGGTCATCATATAAATTTCGCGAAAGTATCTTACTAACAACCTTTTCATTACTATTAGTTCTTACAATTTTCTGTATAGACTTTAATCCTTTATCTGGTACTGTACCTAACTCTGTTGGTTCATCTGCCCCTTGTTGAACAGAAAAAATATCATAATTAGTTTCTTTAAAAAATTGTTTAAATGTCTTCATATTCCTGCTGGGTACCTTTCTGGTTTATCTTGTTGTGATGGATTGTTTGTATATAAAGCGTGCAATAAAGACATGGCCCATTTATCTAACCCAGCCTTCTCTTCTAAGTCATCTTTAGAGAACATAAGATCATATGACTTAATAATCAAGTCATTTAATTTAGCTATAGTCTCATCATTACGTAATGTTTTAAATGCTAAGTTTTCTACTGAAAACTCTCCTTTACTTGCAAGTCCTTCCTTACGCATTTTCATAAGCTTGTCTTTTAATTTCTTTGCACGTTTATTAACGAGACTAAATTCTTTCTCATCGCTAATATTATCTAATGCATCTTGTAAAAGGTCAAGCTCTTTTTTAAATGAAGCAGCCTTTTTTTGAACATCTTGATGATCTACCTCCGGTGCTTGGTGTTTAGGTTTTTTAATCCATCTATTACCAGATAAACTAAATAGACCGGAAGCCACATGAGGTTCATGAATATCTTGAAAATATAACTCAACTTCATGGCCATTAAATCTTATATCGTGTCTTAAGTTCCATATAAATCTCTTTCCATCTAACGCTCTCTTTACTATAGACTCATCTTCATTGATATCAGCAAAGTCTAATAAGATATGAACATCTAAATCTGAATACTCAGAGTAATTATAGTTGGCTAACGAACCTGTTAGTTGTATATCTTCGATCATCTCAGGTGATACATGATCATCATCTTTAACGAAGTCGTTTACAATTTTTAAAACAGGCTTTAATACATCTTCCTTAAATTCAAACTCATCCCAAAAATTTGGATGCAATGTGTCATTATAATAGTTTTGATTTTCAAAAAATTTCTTAAAATTTTCTTTTTTAATACTCTTATTACAAATAGCATACGCAGCAGAGGTATCTTTACCTTGCTTTTTTACTGCTTTAACACATCGTTTTAATTTCTTAGGCATCCTGGTTTACAGTAGTTATATGAACTGTTACATGTTCATTAGTACTCTTATTATCTTCTCCTGTTACATCATACGTAACAGCTTGATCTC